CAGGTGGTGCTGGTACTGCTCTTAGTGTAAACGTAGACGATTCTACAATTGAAATTAATTCAGATTCATTAAGAATCAAAGATTCAGGGGTTACAAATGCTAAACTAACAAATTCTAGTGTTGCAATTGGAAATCAAACGATTACTTTAGGAGCCGCAGCAACAACAGAACTTACAGGACTAACAAATATTAGCGCTATTTCCGCTAGTTTTGTCCATAATGTATACGAATCTGCTTCAGTAATTTACTCAAGTGGATCAAATATTTTTGGTGATAAAGCCAACGATACACAACAAGTTACAGGTTCACTTTTACTAACAGGATCATTTATAGCTACCGCTCCAGGTGCTACTATTAATGGTGCTGCTATAGTAACAGGATCTGCGCAGATAAACCATGATTCTACAACAGGATTTGTAGCTAATGAACACATTGACCATACCTCTGTAACACTTACCGCAGGAAATGGACTATCAGGTGGTGGTGATATCTCAGCTAATAGAAGTTTTGCTGTAAATGTAGATGATTCTTCTATTGAAATCAATGCTGATACACTTAGAGTAAAAGCAAGCGGAGTTACTAATGCTATGTTAAATGGCTCTATTGCTAATGATAAGTTAACAAATTCTAGTATTACTATAAATGGCACAAGTGTATCATTAGGAGGAACTTTAACAGCCGCTCAAACATTAAATGGATCTATTTCAGGATCCGTACAAGTAGACCATGATGCTACAACAAATTTCGTAGCAAACGAACATATTAACCATACTTCTGTAACAATTACAGCAGGAGATGGTTTAACAGGTGGTGGTGATATTTCCGCTAATAGAACAATTAGTGTTGGAGCCGGTACACTTATTGATGTTACTGCAGATGCAGTAAACGTAGATTTATCTGAATTATCAACATCAACATCAGATGGAGATGGAGATTATTTTGTAGTAGTAGATACTTCAAATGCTCAAAGAAAATTAACTAAAGCAAATATTGCTATCTCTGGATTTAACAATGATTCTGGATATACAACATATACTTCTGACCAAGCTACTAATACAACTTCAGCTGTAACATTTGCAACAGTTAATACTGGACAAGGTGCCAATGAATTGTATTCAATGAACCAAGATGTTGAAACTTCAGATTCAGTACAGTTTAATAGTATTGGTGTTAACACAGCACCTTCAGGAGTAGCAGGAGCTATCTTAGCAACAAACGATGTTGTAGCATTCTCAACCTCAGATGAAAGATTAAAAGAAAACTTTGAACCAATCGGAAGTGCAGTTGAAAAAGTAGAACAATTAACTGGATATACATTTAACTGGATTCCTATGGAAGATGTTCACGTTTATGGTGACATGAAAGATATAGGAGTAAAAGCACAAGAAGTAGAAAAAGTATTACCTGAAATCGTATCAGATCGTGAAAACGGATATAAAGCAGTTAAATACGAAAAATTAACAGCTGTACTAATTCAAGCAGTAAAAGAATTATCTGAAAGAGTAAAAACTCTAGAAGGATACCATTCTTAAAAATTAAATAAAAGAAAATAGGGAACGCTTGCGTTCCCTTTTTTTGTTCTCATATATATTTTAAATATTTATATTAAATAATTCGTTATGGCAATAAAACAAACAAAGGTAACAGAAGAGGAGTTAAAGGAACTAGAAAACTTTCAACAAAACATTAACATTATAACTTACCAATTAGGACAGTTAGCGTTAAGAAAGTTGAATTTAGAAAAAGAAGAAGAAGATGTTCGCTTACAATACGAGCAAGTTCTTCTACAAGAAAAAGAATTGGGCAATCGCTTAAAAGAAAAATATGGTAGTGCTCAAATCGATTTAAAAACAGGTGAAATTATACAATCCGAATAGTATTTTTGAACCTCTTTTACATATTTATCATTGATAAAATAACTAACAAAAATGGCTGAAACTTTATTATCCCCAGGAGTATTAACCCGTGAGAACGATCAATCACTAGTTACTCAAGGACCTGTTGTTGCTGGCTTAGCTATTCTAGGCCCAACTGTAAAAGGACCTGTTAATGTTCCAACAGTAGTTACTTCATATAGTGACTTTAAAAATAAATTTGGTGGTGCATTCGAAAGTGCTAGTATTAGATATGAATACTTAACTTCAATCGCAATCAATAATTACTTCCAACAAGGTGGCGAAACTGCATTAGTAACTAGAATCGTATCTGGTACTTATGCTCCTGCTACTGCTGATGTTAGAGCAATTATGCACGCTGATTCTGCTTCTTTCACTTTAGAGACTATTTCTCAAGGTGTAATAATGAACAACTCAGGTAGTGTTTCTACTAGTGGTTCATTAGTAAGTGGTTCAAGCGATAACGTACGTTGGGAAATTGCTGGTATCGATTCAGGAAGTGGTACTTTTAACCTACTAGTTCGTAGAGGGGATGACAACTCAAGATCTAAAACTATCCTAGAAACTTGGAATGGTTTATCATTAGACCCAAATTCAGACAACTATATTGAAGCTGTAATTGGTAACCAAGTTAGAAACTTTGACACTGATAGTGATGGTAACAGATTTATCCAAGTAACTGGATCTTACGTTAATAACAGCCGTTACGTAAGAGTATCTTCAGTAGGATTACCAACACTAAACTACTTAGATAACGACGGAAACTTTAAAGCACAATATACCTCATCTCTACCACAAGTAGGAAGTGGATCTTTACAAGGTGCCTTTACAAATGGTGCAGGTAAAGTATATGGTAATGGTGCTAACGGAAACACAGCATTAAAAATGTTTGATAAAATTGATGTGTCTTCCATTCAAGGACTAGAAGCTTCTTACTATACAGCATCACTAGCCCTATTACAAAATACAGACGAATACGATTACGAAATCTTAACTATACCTGGTGTAACAATCCAAAACGGTGCAGTTGCTGTAAATACAGCTATCGATACTGTAACTGAAAGAGGAGATGCAATCGCAGTAGTAGATACTAGAAACTACGGATCTACACTTAATCAAACAGTAACTTCAGCCGCTACAGTTGATTCAAGCTACGGTGCTACTTATTGGCCTTGGGTTCAAGTACAATCACTTGAAACTGGTAAATTAGTTTGGGCTCCTGCTTCAACAGTAATTCCTGGAGTATATGCAACTAACGATAGATTAGGTGCTGAATGGTTTGCTCCTGCTGGGTTTAACAGAGGTGGTGTAGGTGGTGTAATCCAAGCTGAAAGAAAATTATCACCAGCTGATCGTGATAAATTATATTTAGCTAAAGTTAACCCATTAGCTACATTCCCAGGAAACGGAACAGTAGTATTCGGTCAGAAAACATTACAAACTAAAGCAACTGCCTTAGATAGAGTAAACGTTAGAAGATTGTTAATCGAATTAAAACGTGTAATTGGAAATATTGGTAAAACGTTACTATTCGAACAAAATACAGCTGCAACACGTAACAGATTCCTATCACAAGTTAACCCTTATATGGAATCAGTACAACAACGTCAAGGATTATATACTTACAGAGTAGTAATGGATGATACAAATAACACAGCTGATGTAATTGATAGAAATCAGATGGTAGGACAAATATTTATCCAACCAACTAAAACAGCTGAATTTATAATCTTAGACTTTAACGTAACGCCTACAGGTGTAACATTCTAAAAGTTTAAAAAGGCAATATTTATAATAAACATAAAATAAAATGGCAGTATTAGATCCCAATGAAATAATGTTCACCGCCTTTGAACCCAAAGTGCAAAACAGGTTCATTCTATATGTAGACGGTATTCCCGCTTACCTAATTAAGAATGCTACTGCACCTGGATTCGATGCTGGTGAAATCACCTTAGACCATATCAATGTTTACCGTAAAGTAAAAGGTAAAGTAAGATGGAATGATATGACTCTAGGTTTATATGATCCTGTAACCCCTTCAGGAGCTCAAGCCGTAATGGAATGGGCACGTTTAGCCCACGAATCAGTAACTGGTCGTGATGGATACTCAGATTTCTACAAGAAAGACTTAACA